TCTTTTGCTGTCTGCTTGGCTACCGCAGCAAAGGCTTGGTAGATGTATCGGTAAACATTGTCTGGAGAAAACTCTTTCCTATCCGCGCCGATGGACATGATCGCTTTCGCAGTCTCGTCTACCATCATGTTAGCATATTTGTCTCCCTTGCTATCAAACATCGAAGCACAGAATTCCAAAACGATCTCCCTAGCCTTGCGGGTCTTCTTTCCAGCAATGGCTTTCCTGATTGAATCGGCGGCAGCTTGCGGGTTCTTCTCTGCCTTCTTCTTAAGTTGAGTAATCTTGGACAAGACTTCCTTCAAGGTGAATACATTGTCTACTGCCTTCCTTCTGTCTCCACGCACAGCTTCGGCAACTTGTGTGAAGTCACCACGAATGATTGTGTAAAGGTCGGCAAGGGAATCGATGACCTTCGACTTGTATGCAGCTACGGCAGTTCCTGCTCCACCGATCTGTCTTACTTGCTTCGCGGCATTAAGCGTTCTCGCACTCGACTGTTGTTGATCAACGATCAGTTTCGCAAGATTAGATTCTAGATCAAGAGACTTGAGTGCAATTGTTTCACGATCTTTAATCGCGGCTTTCGACTCCATGATCTCTTCTCTGTAAGCTGGTAGCAATCGATACAGAATAGGAGTGATCGTATTCCTCTCTGATTCAGTTAGACCATATCGGTCAGTCTGGTTAGCAACATCGCTTACCACACTAAAGAAGTCTGCATCTGGATTCTTCGTGAAGAGTTTGTTTAAAGCCTTGGTAGCCTCTTCGTAGGTATTGCTGGTATAAAGATTCGCGGCCCGTGAATATGGGCTAACCAAAGACTCTGGATATGTCTTTCCTTTCTTTGTCGTCCTAGAGACATACTCTTTTCCTGCCCTGCTGCGCTTTGGCTGGAGTGTATCGATCATGTTGTTCAACTCATCAAGCATGTCGTTGGTTATCCTTCTCTGCTCGGATACTACTTTTGGCGTTACACCTGCACGGGCTACAATTCCTCTATCTAATTGAGCAAAGATTTCTCCTAGTCCCTCGATTGGGCGAGGATTATATTCTGGAAGTTGAACAACATATTCAACTTGCTCCATCGCTTTATCCAGAATGTTTTTCTCAACTCTTGATACTTTTTGGAACAACCCTCTAACGGCATCAATAAACTTCTCAAACAAGTTTCTGGTGTCTGGAGTAAAGACATTGTATTTTTTAAGTTCCTCACGAAATCTTTGATCGCTCAACATATGAGCCAAGAATTCATCATTGGATGCTAATGCATATGCTGACTCAAACATCTCATATGTCATTATTGGATTTCCTGAACCCATTCTCCATAATTTCAATACCTTATCAGAATTCCTAGACATGTATTGGCTTAAATTTTCTCCTTTTTTCAAAGGATAAATTGGGCCATTTGATAAACCACGGGCTTGTCTTATCAATTCAACAGCACCTCTGAAACTTACATCTTGTGAGAACTTTGCTCTCTCAATTGCATCATTGCGGATTGAGTCTATTGCTTCTCGAAATGAAGGAACCTCTCGCAATGCAACCGCCAAGAATGAATGAGCAATTTCATGATTGATTGTCTCGACTAATTTGGGGCCAGAGTAACTTTTGTTTATTCTGACAGTTTCTCCATCGTATGAATTCCTGCTTGTCAGTTCAACGGGTATCTTTTCTAACGCATCTGCAATCTTTGGATTGCGAGTAATGATATCATTGATGATTTCACTCAACTCTCCGTAGTTTCCACGAATTAATTCCAATGCGTTTTTTGATCCAGTTGATTTTGTGGCAGCTTGAATTTGTTGTGGCGTTACGCCAGCACCTGCGACAATACCAGATTCCCCCGGCTCTCTTTTAAGTCTAGGTGATCCTACAGTAAAGAACTTGATCTTGTTCGCTCTGCTCTTCTGAGAAAGGTTTTGATACTCAGGTGTGTTTCTAACAAGCTGGGCCGCTTCCTCTGGTGAGTTGGCTTCAACTACGATCTGTCTTTCCTTTTTATTTTCGCCATTCCTGTCGAAGACTTCGATGTCTTGGACATATGCAGCCCTTGCCACAATCTCACCTTCCGCTGGTGCGGGAGCTTCTGCTGGTGCAACTTCCTCGGTTGGAGTTATCGTTAACGATACTTCTGGTTCAACTGTCAAGGATTCATTAACAGTTGGGGTAACTTCAGTAGGTTCTGCTTTCAGTTCACCTTTAGGTTGAGCGGCAGAGTAATCTTTAAACTCGTAGTTAGCCTCACCCTTCACGATGCCATACTCATCAAGGATGTTGTTGATGGAATCTTCCATCCGCTTGACTTCTTTGGTCGATGTTCCTTTACCAAGGTATCTAACTAACGAGTTCCTTACTAATTTTAGTGCGTTAAGTATGGAGTTCTTGAGTGAGGCAATAGCCCCCTTGTCGGCATCAGAAAATGCTTCACGCTCTGCCGCCCTGATTGCATTCAAGTCTTCAGTAATCTGACCTGTGCGAACTCTCTGGATGACCATTCGCATGAACTCCATCGAGAATCCAACATCATCCAAGGTTCCCATCTCTGGCCCAAGGTAGGCTTCGGATACCCCCGGCACAGCGTTAGGATTCGTCCTCTTTACCTCTTGGGCAATCTGACCGATTCGACTAACGATGTATTGTTGCTCGGTCTGCTTGGGCTTTTTAAGAGCGGCGAATTCATCCTGCAATGCCTGATACATGGAGAGGTGAATCATCTCCTCTTCCAGTTTCTTATCGGCAGCGCGGGACTCTTGATCTAGTGCGGCATCCCGACTTGCTGCTCTTTGCTCTCCCTTGATCGTCTGCCCTGTTAGTTGGTTAACATCTGGTAGGACGAGATACTTCTTACCATTGAAGTAGGCGGCTCGGTAGGTTCCCGAATCAGCGGCGACTTGTTTGCCGCCAGTCAATCTTCCATATTCCTCAGAGGAGATAACTTCGGCATTGATGCCAGCAAGAAAACCTGCGTTCTTTGCGATGTTGGTTCTAATCGCATTCTTGAGCTTCTGCGCCCTCTTCCCTGCAACCTTAATTCCTGCGATAGCTTTGTCTGTAGCCTTAACAAATGCCTGCAAGACTGGTCTGTCAGGATAGAAAGTTCCGAATGGCGTTCTCCTACCAGATGGAGGAAGTCCCATCTCCCTAGTTGGAGTGGTAGCTTGAGGATCGACGCCTTGCTCGATAGCAGTCATTTCAGCCAGCTTATTCTGCTCCGCGAAGATAGCCTTATTCACTCTCTCTTGCCCCGCTGTATCGTTCTCATCTAAGACATCGAACTCTTTATTCAGTTCTTCGATGCGGGTATTGATCTGCTCTTTGGTTTCTGGCGCGGATTCTTTGGCTGGAACTGTTAAGCCTTCCTTAACAGTTGGAGCGGGAGCAGCAGAGAGTTTAGCAAATTGTCCTTCCAATTGCGTGAGGTTGTCTTTCTTGGCGTTGATTGCCATTTGAGCCTGCTGACGCTCAGGTGTGCCTTCTTCAAACGCTTGTAGGCCCATCTCGTCGTTGGCTATCTCCTCTTTAATATTATCGATCTCCGTAGACTTCTCCATCATTTGAGCGGCCAAGGCAGACTCAGGATCAGGTGCTAGGTCGTTCGCGGCCTTGTCAGCTTCGGATTCAATGTCAGATTCTTCAGAACCAAGTTCATTGCCATTCTTGCTTTGCTGTTGGGTTCTCTTCACTCCAAGCATCTGGGTGAGAATAGAAGTTATCATACCAGCAGCCCCACCAACTCCACCAGCATAGACTGTTCCCTCAAAGATGTCTTGATTTGGTTCGTAGACATACTTCTTAACAAGGTTGCCTGCGATCTGCTGCGGCATCTCATTAAACAATGCTTCTTGCCCACCTTCGATCACAGCTTGCGCGGCCTTGTTCAGACCTTTGTAGATTCTTGATTGCTGTGCAGGATCAAATCGCCCAATCCACTTCTGAAGTGGGGATACCAATTCTAAAGGTGCTTGAGTTAAAGCAGAGAAGAGTGCCGCCTGCTTGGCTTGCTCGTCTGTAGCACCATTATTCCTAGCTTCATTATAACCACTCCACGCAGAGTTAAGTCCGCTGAAGCCTAGTGTAGTTCCTTTTTGGAAAAGATTGATTGCCCTTGCTGAGTTCAGTCCAAGAGTTGCCCTAGCTGTATTTCCTAGAATACCTGCAACTAATGCTCCTCCAGTAAATCCTATACCGCTGGATACATCTCTACCAAATTGGGCAAGCGCACCAACCTTGCGTGGGTCTTGTCCCCTCTCCCTCATTTGATCTGCAAAGTCAGCAGCATCAACTAGTTCTTGTCCTACATTCTCAAGTCCGATTCCTTGTAAAGCCAAACCAAGTGAGCCGACAGTTCCAGAACCAATAGCTCCAGCGTATCCATCCCATGCTCGACCAAAAATATCTCCTACTGTCTCTGCAAACTCTGGCGTAGTCATCGCCCACTCTTCTGCCAGCTTTCTAGCTTCTGGGTTTTTCTGTAGTTGTTCGATCTCGCTCAGATACTCGTCTGTTCCAATGCCAATCCTGCCAAGTTTTTTGCTCCAATATCCCGGCGTTGTCAGACCTTTGGTTGAAGCATATTCAAGAAATTTATCGTTAACGATAATGTCATCGATTTGCTGGCGGAAATCACCAACTGCCTTAATAGCGGCTTGTTTCCTTGTTGGTAATTGAACTTTCTCTCCCGAAGGAGTTACACCCTCTCCTCCACCAATCATCTGCGACAACCATGACTTGTATCTAGCATCATGCTCAGTTTGCTTCTGGCGAAGAGAAAAAATCTCTTTTGCAATAGGTAAATCTATGGCTAAACCGACTCCAGCCATTCCTCCAACCGGACTTGGCCTTGTTTTATTAAACTCTTTTTCTTTTTCTATTAAGAGTTGCGCCCTCTGCTCGTAGTCCATCCCGTCTGGACTAATCGGTTCTGGAATAACCTTACCAGTAATGCCAATAGCTTCTGCCCTTCTCACTTCGACTGGCTTACCTTCTGGCCCTTCCATGAAGGTTTTCGTTTGCCCCGGCTCCATAGCCAGAACATCTGGGCCGCTAACCATTGGTTCTTCACCGATAGGAAGCCCTCCTTCACCCAGATTGATAGCGCGAGGAACTTGTTTTAGTTCCTCGATTCTTGATACATCTTCACGCACAGAAGGCTCGACGCCTTTCATCTGAAGTTCCGCAAATGCTTTCTCAAAAGGATCATCCTTTTGCAGTTCTTCAAAAGCCAACTCAAATTCATCCATAGGATACTTATATCTTCAATCCTACTGGCTTGCAAGTTCTCTTGCTCTAGCGAGAATCTGTTCTTTTGTAGCTTGTGGGCCAAGCTCTTGTTTTGCGGTTGCTACTAAATCCATTGGGGTTTTCTTTCTTGCCTTGAATATAGCAGGAGTTCCTCCAGCATTCTCTGCTGTTGCTGGCACAATGGATGCGATAGCCTGTATAGCTTCATATTGGCCCCCTAATTTACCTCCGGTGATTGTTTGTTCTTTGCCATCTTTCTTTAGAACTGTATATCTGTTTCTGCCTTGGGAATCTTGAACAACTCCTGTAGCTGCCCTCAAAGCAAAAATGTCCCTGCCAAACTCATTATACAGAGCAGTCATTTGCCTGTCTTTCATCGCTTCAACGGAGGCTTTAAGGACTTGTTCAGTTGATGGTTGGTTATTTATTCCTTCAAAAAAGTTTTTCCTTGCTTGTGGAGTCACTTGTTCCGTTCCACGAACAATACCTCCACCTTGGAGTTCCCTAGCAGATGTCTCTTCCCACTTTTTAGTAGGAACTGCAAACCCAACAAAGCCATCAAGATATTCTTCCATGCCGGGAACTTTTACAAGTTCGTATTTTTTGGGGTCAATGGAATCTTGCGTAAGACTGAATTGTCTAGCAGCAGTTGCCTGTTGATCCACAGGAAGCTCAAAAACTGCACCTGCGTTTTGTCTTCCTGCTTGCTGTTGTGGTGTTCCCTGTGGAGTAGGTGCTGGAGCGGGAGACGCTGAAGGAGTAGGTGCTGGCGTTACAGATGGGGTTGCGGCGGGGGTCGGAGCGTTAGTTGGAAGTGGAACTTCTACTACTGGATTAGCACTAGGATCGACTCCTATTGCTTCTTGTGGAGCATCTGGAACAAAAAAAGGTTCCATACTTGGATCAGTTGGAGGTGTTCCCGTATCAGTTTCGTTTGTGCCAAACCCATAGTCTGATGGATTTACAGCAGGAATTCCTGACGCAGTAGCTGTTTGTCCGCGTCCTCCATATTGCATTTTTGCAAGGCGGGTTTGCATAAAATCGCTGACTGCTTTCTCTGCAACACTTCCAGCCATCTCATTCATGTTTGCAATAAAAGGATTTTGACTGCTTCCATATTTAAGTTGGGCATTCGTAATATCCTTGTAACCTTGAGCCAGTTGTCCAGATTGGATTTTATCAAGCGCATTAGAATATGTTTGTTGCATCGCTGGCAACGCTTCAGCAGCTTGCTTCTGATATTCTTGCATTGCTAGTTGCTGACCAACTTGTTGACCAAGTCTACTAAGATTATCAGACAAGACAGACCAGCTTTTTTGCTGCTGCGCCGTCCCTAGCATAATTTGTTCAGCGATGCTCATAAATTAACTTCCAAATACAATGTTTCTAGGAATATCGGCCCTACCATATTGACCGCCGGGATTGTAATAATATCCACCTTGTTTTCCTCCTATACCCATAAACCCTCCGCTTCCTTTTTGGTAGGATAATTGAGAAGGTGCTACATTGTATTGATTTGCCGCTCCTACCTGATCTTTGTAGAACCCTTGATCAGTCATTGCGGTTGACCCGGTTCCTGCGGCCCGTGCTGCCCCCATAGCAGCACCATAGGAGCTAATGCCACTACCCAATGCCTGACCAGTAGAGGCTATCCCGCTAGACAATGCTTGGTCTGCTGCCAAGTTAGCTCCAATTGTATTTACTGCTGCTCCGTATTTTGCTTGTGTTTTAGCCAACTGAATCTCAGCGGCAGCTTTCTCGTATCCCAATCTAGCTTGACCAACTTGAAGCGGAGATTCAATAAATGATCCAGCGATAGACTGCCAGCTTTGAGAGATTTGATTTCCCATTTGAGACAATTGAACCGATTGGAGTCCTAATTGTCTTCCAAGCAATCCTTGTGCTGCTTGGAATCCTCCAGTTACGCCTGCCGTTGCAGGGTTAAATCCTGCTCCGCCAAGTTCAGCAACACTACGCATAATTGAGTCTCGAACATCTTTTGGAATTTCACCTTTTTGATATGCTATTGCAGTCTGCCCAGCAATCTCACGGGATGTTTTTGCGCCGGGAAAGATTTGTTCCAACTCTGCTATATTGTAGTCGGTTACTTGACCGGCTTCTTTAATGTCTCTAGCCAAGTTCCATTGTGGAACTGCAATCTTATCAATTTCCTTAGACAATTTTTTCCCAGCTTTTCTTGTTGCGCCTGCGGCTTTTTTTGCATTTTGCGAAGACGAATAAGCCCCGTAAGCAGCAGAACCAACCGAAATCAAAGTTCCAGCGGCAACGAACCATCCGCTGTGGAACATTCGCCTATTCTTATTATATCTTTCTTCGATTGGTATATCAATCATTGTGGTAACCTTGGGTTTGGATTCTGCCTCCAATTATTTACGCGAGGATCGGTATTGTCAATAAGTGGATTGAAATCATTTGATGTAATGGTTTCCATGATTTCGTCTGGGTCAGTTAAATCTGTCACATGACAAGTAATCCAGAGTGTATCTTCGTTGTTGAATAAGAGCCTGCGTGTTCCAGCCTTTGTAATTCCTGTGTATGGAGCGATGTATGTTTCAATAGGCAATCCGGGATACCAAACATTTACATTTCCACTCACAACAAAAAACGGGTGAGATGTCAAATGCAATAGGCTGGTTACGATTGAACCTTTTGGCATCAGCAATTCTCGGATATACATTCCCGGTGTAAACCTATGCGTCAACTTGCATTCAACGGGCGGAAGTTTCATCAACTCCACATCGCACAAATTCATTAGATCATTAGGGTCTTTGTAACCCATGTATTCATGCGCTTCAATCTTATCTTTCAATGTGATTATCATGGGTGATAAAAATAATCATTTGCACTTGGAGAGCCAAGATAATTTCCAACTAGATTATCTGGACGCTGGAAGTTTGCAATCCGAAGCGGAGCAGCAGTTGGGATTTCGTCGCCTTCCATTGTCTTCTCCTCTTCTTGGACGGCAATAGATAAGTTTTCCAAAAACTCTTGCGCCTTGCGATTCTCACGCGAGTTCAATGCTATAACAGCATAGATCATTGCGTCCGCTGAGAACTCAACTAACTCTTGCCCATCTTCCAAGTCGTAGAACTTCTTGGTGGCATAGAGCGTAATTGTGTTGCAGGATTTGGGAATGCGGAACCTGCGAAACGATGGGTTTATATCATTTGGTTGGTAGATCGCTATAAGCAAGCTTGATTGACTGTCAGGATTGTAGGCATACACTCGTATGCGCCCTTTTGTCTTTGGTTTGCTTGCCGCTCTTAAAGCAGTAAATCGCAGATCAGATAATGCCTTTTGTGGCGGCTGAATCGTTGTTACTTTAATTGTGTGATATGTCGAGTATTCGTCCTGCGCTTCAAATGTAAGCGTCACACCAACATCCAATGGGTCTTCCACCATGATCCCGATTTGGTATGGAGTCGTCGTGTATTCTTGGAATACTACATGACGTCCACCGATCTCGGTGATAAGCCTATGGCAAGAGTTGCCTGCGTTATATAGGTTCTTCCATTGGGTAGCATTGAACCATTCATCAGCTAGGCTCGCCGCTTCTCCGTTAATCCAAGCGAGTTTGACTTGCTCATAACGATTTGGCAGCGTGAAGCAGTTATCGGCACAACAAATATCTACATATTCTGCTGTGGTATTCCACTCACGCTTATTCCACAAAAGTCTACGAGCTTGGTTAATTGCTTTTATGGCTCTTTCTTGCGAACAAACGCCCGAATCGCCAACGAAGCCTTTAACCACCTCGACCATCTCTGCGAGGGTATCACCCATATGGCTTATCGTTAACGATAATTACCGAGGGCCGCCAAATTGATTGACCATTTTGCCAACAGTTGGAAGTGGTTTGCTTGAGAATGTAGTGGGCTTTTTAGCTCCAAGGTTGGGCATATTGCCCATGCCTTCACGAATAGTGCCGCGAGTGCTAGCCCCGCCGCTGATTAATTTTGGGTCTGTTCCTTTTAGTGGTGTCATATTATTATTTTGGTTTTTTGTTTACTCTGAGAAGATTGCCATCCACTCAAAACTTGTTATGGTAGTTGATGGGGTAGTTCCGTTATTTTCAATAGCAACTGTAAATCCAGAAATAGATTTTGTTCCATTGAGAAGAAATAGATTGGGAGAAGCAGCGGTTATTGGAGAAGATGGCAAAACAGGAGTAAGCGTTACAGTATAATCACTTGTCGTCATGTCGTTATCAAATAAAATTGGAACAGTGCTGTCTGCTGGCCCAACTCCAGTAAATATCCCTCTCCGTATTTGCAAAGTATCAAGTGCCTCTACTTGGTTTTGTAGATTTTGAATATCTTGATTGATATTAATTATTTCTTCTGGCGTCACATCTCCAAGGCCGGGAACAAGAATGGTTCCATTAGAAAGAACTTCGTCAATAAATGCTTGCAATACATTCTGCCAATTACCAGTTGGACAGAAGTCATCTGGAACATTTGGAAAAGTAATTGCTGGAGAGCTATCGGCGTTGTCCATAACTTAATTTACAATATTGTATTCCCAATATTTCTCTTGGCAACAAAAAAATGGTTCGCACTCTTGATTTTCTTCTGGGCAGTCACCTACTGGAGAATCATCGTTGTTCTTGATGTTTGCCATTAGTCTTACTCGGTCAACTGTAGCCGCGCCAGTTAGGTTTACCTTAATCTGAAATTCACTACCTTCCACCGCTGGGATACCTGCCAAGTCATTACACTCACTTGGATCAGGTGTGTTAAACTTGTAGCGTTTGTAGCGATTGCCTCCCCGTTGCGGGAAGCATTCATTTACTATTGGTGAGCATGGATTACAACCATATGTTGTAGGAACTTTTAGTTGTGACCAACATGGATTAGAGTCTGCGCGGAAATCGACATAGCTACCTACTTCACCCTTAATCTCACTCATCCACATTTCTCCGCCAGTAATCTTTTTGCGGAGGAACTTGTTGGTAGCCCCGCTTCGGTTGAAGTCATACCTGCCAGTTGTGAAGAAGGATTCGATCTGCCTACTTCCATTCGGGCCGTAATCGTCGCCTTGTGCAGTAGTGAATTCGTAAAGTCGGTTTTTATTGTCTTTATCAAACGAAAATCCAAATCCACGTTTCTCACCTTGGATTAGTGCTGTGAGTAGCTGAGTAGGTCGAAAGCCAGTCCATATCCCGTTCCAGCGAAAAGAAAGCTGTGCGTCCGGTGCGGGTGAAGATGATTGGTCAAGGTCTAGAACTACCATCCCCCTATGATATCGGTTCAATCCTTCTACCCCTGCTGCTCGATATGTTTGTGGTGCTACTGTGCTAATAAGATAGTTGTCAAAAAACATCGTAGAAGCAAATTGCTTTAGCCAAGGAGTGTCGTTCTGCACCCATTTGTTGACTTCCCTTGAAAGTTTACGGAGTGAGAAGTATCGCGCAAACTCAGATTGGCTATTAGAATAAAATGCCCAACCATCATGCGATCTAAACCAAAGTTCACTATTCGCCAATGCAATATAAGGACTTGTGCATCCTCGCCCAAGAAGCGAAATGCGTTGTATATTAGATGTGCTCCATTGCAATCTTGGTATAGATACATCCATTGAAAATGCTCCATTACCAGTAAGAATAACAAGCTCACCTTGCCCACGAAGATTTGATCCAATCTGCGGCATTACTTTCATCCCTGTAATGTTTCCCATCATTGCTGGAGTTGAAAAAGCCCCGCCTTCTGCCCAATATCCTATCTCGGTGAAGTTCTCGGTATTCTTTGTATCTGTGAATCCGTTTCCGTAGATGATGTCCGAAGCGTAAATTTGATTGAGTCTATCCGATACAAAGACTCGCCCGAAAGCATATTCCATTATCGTTCCAATCGGCATTTTATTTTGATATGGATTTAAACGATATGCTGGAGTATTTAGATCGCCATCCCATGCTATAGCATTTTGGTAGCCATTCTGGATATAAACTCGATCTTCAGCCTGCACGAAAAATGTGTGCATCATACCGGGATCATTGCCTTCGATAATCTTGTATGCGGTTGCAAAGTTGTTCGTGATCTTTAAGAAGTAGATAACTCCAGAAACCGATAACAATATTCCGTCAGCAGAATTATATTTTGTTCTGCGATATGGATACGCCCCTTGGAAATTGCCGTTTTGAATATCGTTAACGATAGTCTCTGATTGACCCTCTCCTGCTTTGATTGAGATATTACGAATGCTTGGTCTTGTGCGATTGATGCCGCCTCGAAATGTTCTATTCACAGATTCTGATACTACAGAATCTGGCAAATACGATGGATGAGTATCAGCGTCTTGTGATACGATACTTGTAAATCCATCAAATACTGATCCTTCAGTAGCCATTAGTAAGATTGACCACGATCATCATACCAACCATACACGTCAATATACAATCCACTTGCGCCAGCAGATATTGCCGCACTAACATCAATACCTATTTGCCTGACTGTGTTTGTGTAAACTTCTAAAACATACGCTCCAACCATTGATGCTGCTTGGCCTTGGCGAAGATATGTAGATGCAGCAGTATTGTTTATCCCCGGAATGTCAGTGCTTGGATATGTTGATATGGATTCGTAAAAAGCCCATGCAACTGCTGACGTAATTTGGCTTGCAATAATTGGTTTAACAACCAAATCATTTGGTATCCCATTAAGCGAAATAAGATTCCCTCCAACTCCTAATGCAACTCCAGTTTGAGATGCAACTGGTCTTCCAGTATACATAAACCGATTACCAATTTGAGAAAATGCACGAACTTGGCTGGAAGCGTTTGTTGTGAATGATCCAATTCTGCGATACAAACTATATCCACTCGGAAGAGTTGGAGAAATTCCATTCTGTGAAAAAATCACATCAACAACAGTTAAATTAGAAATTACATAGACGTGCCATGTTTGATTTGCTCCAAGAGAACCAGAGTCAAGTCCACCTGCATTCGTTCCTTGATTCCAAGCAGTATTTGCATACTTGGTCATTAACGCTGACAGAACTAAATCTGATGTATTGTCTGAACTTCTGCATCTACCGATGTTAATATCAAGCGTATCGAATGGTGATCCACCATTATTTTCAATGGTTAAACCAAACAAATACCCCTGCGGTAACTGATTTGGGGGGGCAGCTACAAATTGAGGAGATGTTCCAACAATTTGTAAAGTTGAACCAGAAATGCCGTTAGGAACGATTTGTAGATTATTAGCTGTGTCACGAATAAATACACCCTGACCAGATGGTAGAATGCTATTTAGAGTATTTACACGCCAGTCTCCACCATCCCAATATGCGATAAATTTGTCTGCTGTCAACGATGGCTCCCATACCTTGACAGTTCCATCCGCAAGCATGACCATTGTTTTTGGAACATTGTCTAGCGTATGACTTGCCGTGCTTGGCATTTTCAATGGATCGCCATTTGATCCATCAACGAACTCAATATTTCCAGCCGTAGTATAAGAAAGAACTGATCCAGTCGATCCGCCTTCCCAAGTAAGAGTTCCTGCATTCGTTGATTTCAGAACACTTGGAAACGGAGTTGTGGTTATTGTCTTTTGGCAGGATGCAGAGTCTTCCACTACTAATCTGCGTCCATCAGTTGTTGTTAATAGTGGTTCGCAGAAAAGTGGGAATGTAGGCTCACAAGGAGGTGCTGGTTGGCAAGGCATAGGATTAAATGTTAACTGCTTTAATTACAGCGAAATTAAAAATAGGTTCTTCTAGTGTTGTTCCGCCTGTTGTTCTAAATGTTATTCTGAAACTTCCATTTGTTACAAATGTAACATTGAGTTCATACAAATCCGTTCCTGATTGCTGGTTCAGAATTATTGTGTCGGTTGCTGCAACCGAACTGTTTGTTACAATAAATGATGCATATGTCGCAGATCCATTTGTGTAAAACAACTTGATAGTTCCACAATTTGCATTTATTAATACCCCAGTTGTTCTACTAACTAATTGAGTAACAGAAGCCCCAGCACCATTATTGTATCCAATTCCATTTGAACTACTAGAGGATAAAATATTTCCTGAAGCCAAAATATTTCCGTTTGATACAATGGTGTTTCCTGTAATTGTATTATTTACAACCAAAGCACCACTCATACTGTCTCCTGCCTTTGATACCTTTAAGGCATCAGCGGTGTCGGTGTATAGTTTTGTCGTTGCGTGCAGGTTGCTTGTTGGCGCGGCGTTCAATGTCAAAAACCCTGTCATTGTATCGCCAGAACGCAAAACTCTTGTGTCTGTATATTGCTTTGTAGAGGCTCCCAGAGCAACCAGAGGATCACCAGAAAGAACCAAAAGGCCCGTCATTGTGTCGCCAGTTTTCTGAACAACATTGGCTAATGTGGTGGCTGCATCTTCGGCAGACTGCTCGGCATTCTGTGCATTAGCATAAGCCGACTGTGCAGAACTATAAGCAAATCTTGTGTATTCTGCTACATCTGTGCAGCATTCGTTATTTGGGGTTGGGTATCCGCTTGGTGAGCATCCGCAGTTATTGTTTGAACAACTCATGTTTTTATCGTTAACGATATTTTTATATTAAGTCAAATGGTTTATTGGCTAAATTGAAAATGCATGGAATCGCGGCCAATCACCGCTCCAAGGTTGATCCATCCATGCTGGGCGAATATCTCAATCACTTGTAATGGCATCCGTGATTTTGTCGGCCATGCTGTGTGAAGCCCATTATGATTAGCGTCCAAGTCGATTGCTGCTGCCCATGCGTGTTTGCTTGGCTCAGTTCCTCCTCGTTGCACTCTGTTTGCATAGCTTCCAAAAAACTTGTCGATTCCTGCTTCGCCTCTTGATTTTGGAGTCGGGTAGATGTCCATTAAGCCTTCAAAGATTTCCATCAGACTTTCGGCACACTTTGCATGGATTTGTATCCCGCTAATTGTTTCTGGCCCGTCATACAGATACATCTTGTATGGTGGCTTGATTCTAACAATCGGAACTTTTCCCGGCTCACCGAAAAATTCCGTGCAGGCTTTCGTGCTAGGCTTTGGAGAGACAGGAGGATTGGGAGACATGACGGCAAGGTGCTTCTTTAAAGCGGCCATGCTCTTCGGCCCCCACCAGCCGTCTGGCTTTACGCCAATACGGGCTTGCATGCTCTCTATTTCGCCTCTATTCATTTGCCTTTACGGAGGACATTGATCAGCCCTACTAGGCCCAAGCCTGCGGCAAGAATTTGGTTTTGAAGCTCTGGATCAAGATTAACTCCAAGGGCAGTTGCTACAAGGATCAATCCACGCCATGTGCTGTTTTCGTTCAATTTTTCCAATAGGATGTTTAGAATTTTCATTTGTCTTTTAGGGTTTTAGAGAATTGCTGAAACGCAAATATTACGCTTCGGTCTGTTTTCTCTGCTTGTTTTTTGTTTTCTGGGTTATTGCGCGGAATATACGATACCGCCAGCTTAAGTTGGAGTGAACCAAGTTGTCCTTGATCCTTTCCAATTGGCGGTATCGGTATACTCACACAGGAGGAAAGTAATATCGCCGCGATTATCGTTAACGATAGTTTCATTTGTCTTTGCGAAGCTTGGCAAGCATCACATAGATGGATACCCACGCCGCGATGATCGCTGATACGGATGCCAAGATTCGGAACCAAATATCGAGTTCTGGGAGCATAGAAATAGCTACAGCAACAAGGCTAAATATTGTCCCTGCAAATCCCGTGCCGTGTGATACGAAGTTGCTGTCCGGTGTGTTCATTGTCCAAGTTCGTGATAGGCTTCAATGACAGTTTCGTTGAACGAGAATGGTGCGGCTCCCCAATCTTCTTTCGGCTCTGCAGATTGCACATACTCCGCGAGGATCGCGTTCGTCCATCCTTTCACGGCGTTTAGTTTCTCGCTCACCTTGCCTGCGGCTTGAAGTTGCGCGGCGAGGTCGAGGATTGCGATGCTGTTACGGGTATCCAGCGTGGCGAAGTTTGTGGCTGGGGGTTGGTTGTCTTGCGCGTTGAAGACTGCGTATGTCTTGGTTCCGCCGACTGGCAGTTCCGCTCCAGCAGAGTCTTTGATATAGGCTTTATTGTCACTCTTGATATAAAGTGCTGCGTCACCGCTGTTCGGGGTAAGCCCAGTAGAGTGCGTGAAGATCGCGGCGTTTGCAAAATGTCTATCTGGTGATGGCATGGCTTTTAGTTGTTAATTGGTTCCCACTTCACTTCCACGCGGTCATCGAACCACTCAAGGTGGCTCACCCATTCACTCTCCGGCCCCGGAGGATCGGCTTTGATGAGCGGAACGAGCGTGGGATCAACCCAATCTTCTGGCACAGGATATGGGCGAATCGTGTCAATGCGGGGATTGCCT